TGACGGGTAGCGGCGCATTCATCGACGCGCTTAAGCCTAAGACTTGGGTGTGGAAGGCTGACGGCAGCAAGGGTGTGGGCTTCATTGCTCACGAAGTGCAGGAAATAAGCCCCGGCAGCGTCACAGGCGAGAAAGACGGTGAGCAGATGCAGGCAATGGAGTACGGCTCGGCAGAGTTCATCGCCAACATCGTCGCTGAACTGCAATCCCTCCGCGCCCGTGTGGCGCAACTTGAAGCCAAGTAAGAAAGGAAACCCATGAACATCATCATCAACACCCTTGAACGAAATGCCACCGACGGCTTCGTAACCATCGTACATTGGAGCGTTACCAAAACGCAAGGTGAGCACACCGCTTCCCAATATGGCACCGAATCCTTCACTCACGAAGGCACCTTCAAACCTTTTGCAGAGCTTACCGAAGCTGATGTAACCGGTTGGCTTACAGAGCGTTGGGGTGAGGAAGGCGTTGCCGCTAAAGAAGCAGCATTGGATGCTCAATTGGCATCTCTTGCAAATCCGCCTGTGCTTTCTGGAGTTCCGTGGTAACATGTTATAGGCGCTAACAACGCCTGTTCATGTTAACGAAAGGACTTTTATGAACGACACTAAAATTGCATTGACGCTGCCCCTTGTGAACGCTGTGCTTCAATATTTGGCAACACGCCCCTATCAGGAAGTGTTTCAAATTGTTCAAGCTATTCAGGAGCAAGCAACCCCGCAGTTGCCAATGCCTGAAATTAAACCCGAAGAACAAGCGCAGTAATGGAGCCAATAAGCGGCATCCTCGCAGCAGTATCGGCAGCGAATGCCGCTTTTGGCGCTGTTAAGAAGCTTGTTGCTGCCGGTAGAGAAGTGCAGGATGTTGCCGGTCAGATTGGCAAGTGGTATGGAGCCTTTGGTGACTTCAACCGACTTGCCAACGAGAAAGCCAACAAAAAGCCGTCAGTCTTCAAACGCCTATTGCATGACGGGTCTGTAGAGCAAGAAGCCTTGCAGATTACCATGCATAAGCAGGCGCTTGTGAAGCAGGAGTATGAGCTAAAGATACTCATCATCGCTCATTACGGTGAGAATGTTTACAACGAGATGATCATGGAGCGCATCCGGCTGAAGAAGGAGCGCGAGAAAAGAGAGCGCGAGCATTATTTGCGTCAGCAGGCATTTATGCTTAATGTCAAATACGGCACAGGCATTGCATTTTTATTGACTGCTTTGTCTGGAATAGTTTATTATATTATAGTTTCTGTCCAAAAATGAGTCTAAAAAAACCTGCACCAACTGCCACTCGCTCGGAGAAAGAGGCGTATGTCAAAGCTCTTGCTGCGATTTCTATTAGCGTGTTTGCTCTACTCCTTGCTGTTACAAATTACTTTGCCGGGAGAAATTCCTCTGCTGTTTTGAATGGCACTATTAGCGCTAACAATTTGTGGACATGGTATGGTACCAAAAATGTTCGTGCGTCAATGTATCACATTGCTGCTGAACAGGGTGGTAAAAACGCAGACACATTTGATAAGCAAGCAATTCGTCTGCGTGCCGACATGGAAGAAATAGAGGCTAAGGCACGTGCTGCCGAAGCCACCAGAGACGCTGCCAAAACAAAGTCTCCGTGGTATTCGTATTCGGCAATGGCCCTACAACTTGCCATTGTGTTGTCGTCTGCTGCCATTTTGGCTGTGACGTTGTCTTTGTTTTATGTGTCATTGGGCGTTGGTGCCATTGGCACGGCTTTGTTCTTTATTGCTTTAGGAGCTTAATATGTTTGAGTTGTTGGGCGGTGGTGTATTGGGTAGCCTCTTCGGTGGCTTGTTTCGACTTGCTCCCGAAGTATTGAAGTTTCTGGACAAGGGCAACGAGCGCAAACATGAGCTTTCCATGTTCACGTTGCAAACCGATCTGGAGAAGATGCGTGGTCAGTTTAAGATGGAAGAGCGCTATGTTGACTATTCCGTCACGCAGCTTGAAACCATCAAGGAAGCCTTTAAAGAGCAGTCTAAGACCGCCAAAGAAGCCGGATGGTTTGTTTCCGCTGTGTCGGCTCTGGTTCGTCCCGGCATCACGTGGGCGTTGTTCTTCATGTATGCGGCTGTCAAGATTGCTGCCATCACTTTGGCAATGCAGACCGGTGGACATTGGGCTGAGATTTTGCGTCAGTCGTGGGACGTTGATGACTTTGCCATGCTCAATATGTGCCTAACGTTCTGGTTCGTTGGTCGCTCCATCGAAAAATATAACAAGCAATGAAAGAGGCTATTCAGATTGCCGGGGACGTTTTGGTGAAGCCCTTCGAGGGCTATGCCAAGCGTCTTCCCAATGGCGACTGTACAGCCTATCCAGACCCCGGTACAAACGGTGATCCTTGGACGATTGGATGGGGCTGTACTGGTCCCGACATCAAACCCGGCACCGTCTGGACTGTCGAGAAAGCACAAGCAGAACTTGACAATCATTTAATGCATTTTTGTCACGGAGTATTGAAACTATCACCCGGATTGGCTGCTGAGCCTCCGAGACGCCTTGCCGCTGTGATATCTTTCGCTTATAACTGTGGACTAGGTAACTATCGGATAAGCACGTTCAAGAAGCGCGTTGATGCCAAAGATTGGCAAGGCGCGTATGAAGAAATCTTGAAGTGGAACAAAGCAGCAGGTCGCGTCCTACGAGGGTTAACATTGCGACGAGAAGCTGAAGGAAAACTCTTACTTTAATTATGGAAACCGCTCAACAAGTAACCGAATCCGCATCTGCTGTCGTTGCCAAAGTGGCACCGCCCGTTACAGTGTCGCTTGCCACTGTTGCGGGCTTCTCTGTTTCAGAAATATTGGTGTGGGCTACGTTGCTCTACACCGTCATTATGATTGGTCACAAGCTGTACCAAATCTATAAAGAAGTAAAGAAATAGCATGATTGCACCCACTTCGCTCCGCATCATTGGTAGAGAGTTTGAGGTGAAAATGCTTGACGAATATGAAGGTCAAGTTGGCGGTGTAGACTTCCCATCGTGTACAATAAACATCAAGAGTGGTCAGCAAAGACTCTTAGAGGCTGATACAATATTGCACGAGTCGTTGCATGTGTTAGACGAAATCTTTCAACTTGGTCTAACAGAGCGTCATGTGTATTGTTTAACTGGCGGCATCATTGCCTTGTTGCGTGATAATCCAACACTGATGAACTATCTACGAGACGCAATCGACAACCCGAGAACTGTATGAAAAACTTCACTGCAAAGCAAAAAGAAATCATTGCTCGAAAGCTTGGCTACGACGGCCCGATGCAAGGCTTTGACGAATTCGTTCAAAGCTCGCCTGCGCTTGCCATGAAATATGAGATGATTAATGACAAATACACCGAGCGTATGAATAAAGGCGGTGCAGTGATGCGTTATCAAGCTGGTGGTTCTGTTGAACAGCTTCGCAGCACTTTCGACACCTCAATCTTTAGCAAGACGCCACAAGAAAAAGCGACATATTACAACTCGCTTTTGGATACCGGATATGATGACGAAACTATTCGTGCTGCTATTGGTGCTCCGTTAGATCAAAACTGGAGTGCTTTGACGAGCATGGCAAGCCAACAGCGAGCGGCAGCGCCTACACCTGCGCCAGCGCCTACACCGACGCCTTCGCCTTCTCCAGCACCTGCTCTGGCTGCTACTCTTGCTACTGAACCAGCACCTGCGCCTGCTGCCGAGAGCGTTGTTCAAAATCAAACCCCAGTAGAACAATTACGATCATCATTTGATCAATCTGTCTTCAGCAAAACACCACAAGAAAAAGCCGCATATTACAACTCGTTGCTTGATGCGGGGTATGATGACGCAACCATTCGCGCAGCAATTAATGCCCCTGAAGATCAGAATTGGGCACAACTGCGAGACATCGCTCAGAATTTGCGAACTGGTGCGGGCGCTGGCGGTGGTGGCGGTGGCACACCCGCTACACAATCTGCTGTAGATCGTTTGCGTGCGTCATTCGATCAATCAATTTTCAGCAAGACGCCAACTGAAAAAGCTGCATATTATAATTCATTGCTTGCTGCGGGATATGATGATGCCACTATCCGTGAAGCTATTAATGCGCCTTTAGATGCAAATTGGGCAGAGCTACAACGAATTGCTACAGGGCTGCGTACACCCGCACCAACGCCTGCACCTACGCCTGCACCAACGCCTGCACCAACGCCTGCACCTGCGTCGAGACTAAGCGCAGCAGATGTAACCAAACTCATTAGCACCACCGAAGCAGGTACAAATCCGGCAACGCAATATGATGAAACTGGCAAGCCTTTGATGGGTACAACAGCGACTGTTACCCCGTCTCAGACAGCTATTACCAGCGAGATGAAGCTTGATGCTTCTAAATATGCCGCAGCAGCGCAAGCACCAGAGGCGAAACAAACGCTTGCTGTCGGTGCTGCTGATGTAACAAAACCCACTGCTGTTGCAGGACAATCTGTTACTGCTGCTACAGCAAAATCTGGTGTTGAACAAGCAATGTTGGGCGTTGTTCCCGCCACCGGGACGGCACAGGCTATTCAGGCTGCTCAGCTTACCGAAGAACAAAAGCGAGCCGGCATGGCTCAGGCTCAACAGCTTGACAAAGCGCAACAGGCTCAATTGGCAACTCGCACTTTGCAAGAAGGTGAACTTGTTTCTGGCACTGCCGTGGAAATGCGTCGTGCCGAAGAAGCCATTGCCAAAACTCAAGCTGCACAGGGTGTTGTCACTGAAGACATGACGGTGCAGGGACAGCTTACAAAGCTTACGGCTAACTTTGACGCTAGCAATCCGCCGCCTTGGGCTGCGGGCGCTATCCGCTCTGTTACTGCACAACTTGCTGCTCGCGGTTTAGGTGCCTCTAGCATGGCTGGACAGGCTATTGTGCAGGCTGCGCTTGAGATGGCTACCCCGATTGCCTCTGCTGACGCTGCTACATATCAACAGATGGCAGCACAAAATCTGTCGAACCGGCAGCAAGTTGCCATTCTGTCAGCGCAACAACGTGCTCAGTTTCTGGGACAAGAGTTTGATCAGACGTTCCAGACTCGTGTATTGAATGCAGCAAAGGTTGCTGACATTGCAAACATGAACTTCACCGCTCAGCAGCAGGTGTATTTGGAAAATGCACGGCTTGCTCAGTCGGTTGATTTGGCAAATCTGAACAATCGTCAAGCCACCACCATTGCAAATGCGGCAACGCTTGCTGGCATGGAAATGGCAAACTTGAACGCTCGTCAACAAACTGCTGTTGCCAATGCTCAAAACTTCCTGCAAATGGAAATGGCGAACATGTCCAACACGCAGCAAGCGGCGTTGTTCAAGGCACAGACATTGGCGCAAGCTGCGTTGTCAGACACTGCCGCTGAGAATACTGCTCGTCAGTTTAATGCCACGAACAAACAGCAAGCTGATCAGTTTAACGCGAGTCTGTCAACGCAAGTTGCTCAGTTTAACACTGCTCAATATAATGCCATCCAGCAGTTTAATGCCGGACAAGCAAATGCGGTGTCGCAATTCAATGCGCAGATGCAGGGGCAACGTCAGGAATTTAACGCTCGTAACCGCATCATCATTGACCAAGCCAATGCTCAACTGATTGCTCAGATTAGTACCGCTAACACTGCTGCCACCAATGCTGCCAACTTCCAAAACGCTCAAGCAATGAACAACATGACGCTTGCGCAATATAATAACGAAGTGCAGCTTTATCGCGATCAGGTCAAAATGGTGTTCGACAGCTATGAGCGTGCTGAAGATAGAGCAGCATCGATGGCAACGGCGGTGTTGCAAGCTGACATTGCTCGTGAAAAGATTAGCGCCGAAACCAGTGCTGCATATGGTAAGCTGCTCGGCTCTGTCGTTGGAACCAAAGTTGGCGAGAAGGTGCTAGATGGAGTATGGAACTTCCTGTTTGGGCCTTAATTAAATCGAAGGATAGTTTATGCAAAACTATAAAAAGTTTATGGCTCAAGTTAATGAGCGCATCGAAAAATCTGGTAAAAAGCCAACCAAGTCTGAAGGCGGCATCATGGCTCGTAAAGAGCGTGACATGAAAGCTGCTGACGACTACGTTGACACCATTGCGTCTTATGTCGCAGCCATCCGCAAAACAGCACAGAAAGTGAAGGCGAAGAATGCAGCCTGATTTCCTCCACCAGCCCATCCCCGGTATCTCGTTGACCGGTGAACTTGGCAATGCCCCGTGGGAACAACCTCCGAAATATACGACGATTGATGAAGTCGTTGATTTCTATTCCGATAAAATCATAGAGCCTGATGTCACTAAAGACATGCTTGATGCTATTAAAGGCAACATTCCGTTGCTTACCATTGCAGACGGCATGTTGAAGATGGGTGTGATGGAAGGACTGCACAGCATCGATGCTGCTATGCTTGCTAAGCCGATTCTCGTTGAGTTGATGATTGCGATGGCTGAGATTTATGATGTTGGATATGTTATTGAAGCTGATGATTTGATTCGTCAGCGATTTATGCCATCTGATGTTGTTGAAAAAGTTGTTGAAGAAACAACGCAGAAAATTGCTGAAGGCAAAGAAGAATCCGGTGGTCTTATTGCTCGGAGGAAAAAATAATGGCTTTTAGTCTTGTTGGATTTGGTGCCGGTCTTGCTGAAAGCTTGACTGAGCGCATCGAAGAAGAGCGTAAGTTTTCCAATCTTGCGTTGCAGGGTCGCATTGAGCGTGCGTCCGTGTTGAAAATGCAGCAAGAAAAAGAAGCAAAAGCTATTGAAGAAGACCTCAAGGGCAGGCTTAATACGCTGAAAGAATTCGGTGTAAACGATCCTGAATTGCAGAAAGCATATTTGTCTGCCCCTACAGCGCTCGAAGCCTTGCAAAAGGCAAAGCTGTCTGGTCTTGAGGTTGATCCAAAAGCGCTTATCACCGTCAATAAAGACAAGCTCTTCGCGGGCACTCCGGAGGAAATGATTAGGGCAGCAACACGTCCGACAGGTACAGTGAAGGCTGCAACGATTACGCCAACAGAAGGCGGCAGCATGTTTGCTCCGTCTGCTGGTATGCAACAACAGCGTTTCCAACAAATCGCTAGCATGCGCGGATTGACGCCGGAAGATGTTGGTCGTGCTGAAGCAGGATTTACTCCGCAGCGTCCTGAAGTGGCTGCGTCGATTAACTTCGAAGCGTTGAAGAAAGAAGACAAAGCAACGTGGAAACAAAAGCTTGAGCGCTACGAAACCAATTACGCTGACACGGTTCAGCGTTTTGGTGCCGACAGCCCAGAAGCAATCAAAGCAAAGGCTGCGGTAGATAGCTATCGGGTTACTACCAATAATTTGACGGAAGAGCAATTCGATCACGCTAAAAAGCTGTCTCGTGCTAATGCCATCATGTTCGATAAGACCATGACCAATGTAACTGATCAAGATCGGGCATGGGCAAAAAGCTATTTGGACAGCTATAACGCATACAAGCGCCAACAAGAAGCTTTGGGTAAGCCTGACGAAAAGATTCCTGCACCGGGATCACTCGTTAGCATTGCCCGCACCGCAGGCGCTAATGCTGTTCGCAACACCTACGGCACAGGTGTTACTCGTGCGCAACTTGCTTTCGTTACCAATCAAGACGGCAGCACCTCTGTTCAATACTCTGGTGATGATCCTGAGATGCAAAAGCGCATTGTTCGTCGCGAACAAGAAGGCGTCGTTGCTTCGTTGCGGATGTACATGACGCAGGATGGTCGAGTGACGGATAAGAAAGTAGAGCAGGCGCTGTCTGCATTCGGTATCACACTTGATGAGAATCAAAAGCCGGTTCTCATTGAAGCTGCTCCGATGCCTCCTGCTCGTGAGCGTCCTGCTGTTCCTCCGCGCACTCCGGCTGCGGCAGCTTCAGCGCCTTCGACACCGGCTCCAAAGCCTGCTACAACACCTGAAGGATTTCCTCCCGGTAGCAAAATTGCTCGCAATGAATTCGTTGCCGGTAAAGGATTCAAGGTTTATAATGCCGAAGGTAAGCTAATCGGCTACGCTCAATACAATCAAGAATAAAGGATTGACATGCGTTTCGTACCTCTGAGCGAGGCAGAAACAACTACGGAACAACAACAAGCGCAGCCTAAACCCCTGCGCTTTGTTCCGCTAGACACTGCTGAAATAGCTCCCGCACCAAAGGCAAAGTTTGTGCCTGTAAGCGAGGCGCTTACGCCTGATGATATTCGCAAACAGGCAGAAGAAGATCGTAAACGCTATCGTGAACAAACCGGCCTAGCTCCTTCGACAACGGCTCCGGTTGAGGGCACTGGTGGTGCCGCCTTTGGTGTATTTGCTGTTCAAGGCAAACAGCGTCGTGAAAACATCGAAGCTCGAAAGGCTGCACAAGAGCCTAAGATTTCGATGGATGAACTCACCAATCGTGACGATTATTTCTCCATTGCCAATCAATATATGAAGGCTGTCGGACAGCCAATGTTCGATGAGAAGAAAGAAAGCCGTAGAGACTTCATTGAACGCTTTTACAGCGAGCGGCGCTTTGCTGATTTCAATACCGTTCTCGGTACCATTCCTGAACTGGCAGCGCTAAAGAATTCCAATTTGGACACTCAAGAAGCCATTGCCCTTGGTCGAAGAATGTATGAGCAAGCAGAAAGTGCCGGTGCTCCGGGTGGACCGTCAGCACTTCGCGCCACATGGGACATTGTTAAGTCTGTTGCTACTGACCCGTCAACCTATCTTGGTCTTGGTGCCGGTAAGGCGGTCTCTACAGGCGTTGTTCGCACTGGTGCAAAGAAGTTGTCTGAAGATGTTGCTACTCGTACTTTGGAAAAGCAGGCGTTGTCAAAGACAGCAAAGCGTGCAGAAGTTGGCGCATCTGCATTGACAGAAACAGCAGTGGCTGGTGCTGCTGACATCACTGCTCAGCGTGCAGAACGTGCTACAGCCGAAATTATGGGCGAGGAAGTGCCTGAGTATAGCGCCACTCGCACCGCAATCGTTTCTATACTGGGCGGCACACTCAGCGCTGCTGCATCTGCCAAAGCTACAAAGGCTCCGACGATTCGTGAGCGTGGTGAAATCATTTCCGACGAAATCACTCGTCGCAACATCACCCCCGCAAATCCGACAGCACCGCTAACAGAAGCTGAACAGCAAATTTCCAAGGCTTTGACGACAGACTTTGATGACGTGCATTCGCAGTATGTCAAAGCTTATGGCAAAGCGCTGTTGAATCAGCTTGACCCTGCAACGGCTGTCACCGACGCAAAGGTGCAGGAGCCGTATAGCCGCACGGCTGTCCGCGTTGCTTTGCAACTGATCAAAGACAATCCGACGCAATACGGCTTCAACCCTGCTAAAGAGCAAATCAGCGATGCCGTCTATCGCACGCTGTCGCAAGTCGATACCATTGACGATGTTGCCCTCGAAGCTGCTGTAAACAAGGCTGGTTTGCGTCCTGATCAGTTTGCGGCAATGATGAAGACGACGGTGTCTGAAGCTGCTAAGACGATGCAGGCATATTCTGCTGCGTCTCGTGTTGTCAATCGCATGCGTCAGATTGATTCGACATTCGATCAGCGCATGAAGGAGTTGTACAGCGTCGATAACGACGGTGTCAGCGCTTTGACAAAAGTCGGTGAAGGCATTCAGCGAGTCGAGCGCGAAAGTAAGGCACTCATCACTTCGGGTATTGACACGCTTGCTCGTAATTTGATTGGTAACAACATTGCGTTGACCATCAAGACCGGTGTGCAAATGCTCGAAGGCTTGCGCTACAGCGTCGGCACTGCGCTTAGTGCAGCCGACGGCACTCGTGTTGCTACATTGAAGACCACGATGGGTGATGCGTTTAGCGATGCGTTGGGCACTTTCTATTATTTGCGCAATCGTGGGTTGGCAGAAGATGTCACGGAGAAAGTGCTTGAGAACAATCCTTCGTTGCTCAGTCGCATTAGCACCGCAACGCAAGATACTGAGATGGAGAATGTTAGTAGGCTTGCTAAATGGTCACAAACGCTCAACAACGCAATGGACGGTATGTATCGGCGTGCATCGTTTGCATCTTCATTGGAGCGCGAACTGCGCCGTGTTGGCGTCGATTTGTACAAAGATGTGCTGGCACAGAACAAAGAGATTCCGGCGTCTGTGTTGAAGCGGTCAATGGACGAAGCGTTTAAGGACACCTTCTCGTATACACCTCAAATGTACGCAAAGTCGTTCTCGGCATTTGAAGATAGCTTTGAAAGAGTTGGAGCACAATTTGTTCGCATGGCGGAAGCGCCCGGTGCATCACTGGTGATTCCGTTCCCGCGCTTCGTTACCAACGCCATTGCGTTCCAATACAAATACAGCCCGTTGGGCTTCATTGGTGCCACCGAATACGTCACGCAAGCGGCAAAGCTTCGTGCCGCCGGTCAGCTTGATAAGGCCGAGATGGTGGCTCGTGAAGGTGCTACCAAAGCCATTCAAGCCACCGTCGGATTGGGAATGCTTGCTGCTGCCTACGACTATCGCGTGAACAACCCTGACAAGCCGTGGTATCAATTGGGCGATGTTGACGTTCGTGCCATCTTCCCACTGTCGCCCTATCTCGGACTGGCAGATTGGCTTGCTCGCGATGTTGCCGGTGGTACAGGCAATGCTCCGACAAAGGAGATTGCTGAAAACATCATGGGCTTTAAGATGCCTGCCGGTAGTCAGAACAGTTTCCTCACCACCATTCAAGAGATGGCTGGTAGCGAAGAGAAGTGGGACAAAGTCGTTGAAGGGCTTGGTAAAGTTGCAGGCGACTTCATGGGTCGCTTCACGCAGCCGTTTGTTACCAAGCAAATTTTCGACCTAATCGATTTGATTCGTGGTGACGAAGCTGTAATGGCTCGCGACCCGAATGTGCTAACTGCTGAAACAGCCGGTGGAAAAGCTGTCGAGGCTGCTGCACAACGGGTACAAGCAAAACTTCCGGTTGTTAAAGAAGAGTTGCCACCCGCCATTGTTCGTTTCAAAGAACAAGAAACCCCGTCGAAGGAAGGTGAATTCTTCAATCGTATTGTTGGTTTCCGCACCATCCCGAATCCGACAGACGCCGAGAAAGAAATCAATAAGCACAGCACCGATCTGTTCAAGGTGTATGGTCGTCCCAGTGGCGATAAAGATTTTGACCGGGCATATATCAGCAACGTCAATGATTTTGCAATTAGCTTCGTAAACAGCGCCATTCGTCGTCCTGATTACAAAGAAGGCACTAGCGAAGAAAAGAAGATGATCATTGACAATGCTATCCGTGCTGCAACAGAGCGTGCTAAAGTAAAAACAGAAGGTCAATTCGCACAGGATTTCCCCGATAAAATTGATCGGATTCGTTATCTGCGCCTGTCGTCTGAAGAAAAGAAAATCGTTAATCAACGCTATGCAAAAGACAACAACGGCAGGACGATGGAGGAAGACAAAGCCTATAAGCAGTTGCCGCTGTATTCAGACTTTGGTAACGTAAAATTTGCGATGGGCGGTGTGGTACAACAGATGCAACATTTGTTCGGAAGATAATCATGGGACTTCTTTCAAAGGGCGCAAGTACACTTGCAAGTAAAACCACCGGCCTTGCCATTCGCAAGGCAACACCTCTTGTTGAAGAGGCGGCAGAGGGTGTTGTTGAAAAGACGCCTCTGGTGGCTCCTAAACGGGCGCTGAAGGCGACAAAAGCCACCGAGCCTACTCCGACCCCTGCTCAGGCTGTTGAAGCGCCTGAAGGCGAGCTTACGCTTTCCAATGCTGAAATGTTTGCCAAGCAACAAAGCGTTGCCAAACAAACCGAAGAAGCTCTACCTGCGCCCGCAAGCGAGTCTTGGTCACCCTACAGCTTTCCTAATAAAGTATTCACCGACGACCAATACTTTGCTGCTGAGATGGCGCTGGAGAATAGCTTTGCGATGGAAAGTTTGTACACGAAGCTGAAGGGCAACAAAGAAAAGTTTGCCAATGAGCTTCAGAAACAAGCGCAAAAGATGTTTGGCAAGAAAGGCGAATCTGCCCCTGTTCCCTATGACATTCAGTCAAAGGCTAAGACGGTTGATGAAGCCATTGCCGAAGTAGAGGCTACAAAGGCTCAGAAGCCTGCTGCTGATATCACCGGTGAAGAAGATGTTCTGCCGACTTCCACCATTGATCGGAAGAAAAGTATTTTCTCTGGAAAGCTTGGTACTAGCACTGGTCCTGATAGCAATAAAGTGTTGGAAGAGATTCGTCAACTACGCGAAGAAAACTATAAAATCTTGACGAATATGCCACAGGCTCAAAAGTTTGATGAGCCGGTGTTAGATGTGGCACTTGGTGAATTTAGAAATAAGTACGGATATGAGTTTGATCCGGCAATTCGTCGAGATAGTAAACGCATTATCGGGCTAATGGAAGAAAAGCAGCAGGAATATAATAGGCTGAAAAAGAAATATGCTGATACCCCTGACATTTCCATTTATCATGGTGGCAGCGACTTGAAAATTGCTTCAATCGAAGCGGAAGGATTCCGTCGTCCTTCACTTTCTAAGCGTACAGCGCAACAAGAACTTCGTACTGGATCAACGTCGCTGACGCGAGACATTGCTTTGAACTTCAATCCGGCAACGGGCTTTGGTGGTAAGGCAGAAAATGTTCTTGAAAAGAAGATTCCGTATGCTGAGTATGCGTTCACTCGCGTGAATATGTCGCCCACCGAATATCGCAACAAAGACTTAGACGCCACTGCTCGCACCATCACTGGTTCACCAACGGGCGCTCGCGCTCTTCAGCTTCCTCGTACTTCTGGTTTCTTTGAAACTGAGTCGGCCTATATCGAATCCGATAAGCTGAAGATGGCAAGAAATCCTGAAGAACTTTCAAAGAAGAAAGACATTATCGATGAGTTTACGGAAAGAAAGCGTAAGCTTCAGGACGAGCTAACAGACCTTGCGGCAAAGAATGTTTACACAAAAACTCTTTCGAAAAAAGAGGTGATGACGGGATATAAACTCATTAAAGAATATATTGATAACGCAGGTAAACTGGCAAAAGTATCAAATGTTCGAAGCGGCATTGGTGAATCATATGAAAACGCAATGGCGTCATTGTTTTATCGACAAGACTATTTAAAACTGTTGAGGGATTCACTAACACAATATGATCTACCGGAAAAAGCTGGTAATATTTCACAGCTAATTAATATATCAGAACGTGGTTTAAATCTTGGTAGCGATACCAAGATCGGTAGTGACATGTTAAAGCTAGCCGACAAATTCAAAGACGGTGGTCTAGTCCGACGCAAATGAAAAAGCCCCCGAAAGGGGGCTTGTTGTTGGTGCCTCGTGACAGAATTGAACTGCCGACCTCGGACTACAAAACCGATGTTATACCGTTTAACTAACGAGGCTATTGAAGCAGTCCTGCACTGAACTCACCGTTCGGTATCTCTTCATCGTCATCGATGTCAAGATCGTCAACCGCATGCAAAGTCTCAATAAGAAGCTGCATTGTCTGTTCTTTTGTAAGCCCGCTGCTCACCTTTAAATCAAGCGAGTCAGCGGTGGCACTGATGACAATGGTGCCGGTGATATCATCGTTCTCCACTTTGCTTCTTTCGGTCTAGGTTGTCGAAATAGGCGCGATCAAAACCTCGCTGCCACTCTTTGCCCTTGAGGCTGTCGGTGTTGTACTTCGACACAATCCATCCACGAGAGAAGGCATAGTAGCCTTCCTTGAAGGCGAAGGCGGATTCCTTAGAAATGAACTCTTTGTTCATAGCATTTCTTTCAGTTGCGAAATAGGAAGATTGTAACAGTCTGCTTTGACAACATACTTGTTGTCAGCATCCAATTGTCCTTTCTTCATAAACACAGCGTCTTTAAAGAACTGACTCTTTGAGTATACGCCACACCACCACCCCACTGTCAAGTCTTTCTTGATGCGAATAAACACATAATAGTCGCATTGCTGCTTCGTGTTGAAGTTGGCAACGCTGTTGCTGTAGTGTGGTAGCGGAGCAACAGAGGTTGACTTCGTTTTTACATCTACTTTGATGCCATCTACGACAAGATCGTAGTCGTATGTGTTTTCCTCGACAACCTTCTTTCCGGAATTACGCAGCACGTGTGCAGCCACTTCCTCGCCAATGAAGCCAACAAGGTTGCCCATGCCGCCTGTGATGCTGTTGTTGAGCCTGCCCATCTCCTTTGCCTTTTTACGGGCGCGATTGATCATGCTGTCTGTAATATCTACTTCAATCATCTGCCATCTCCCGACGATCCATAAATTCACCAATGTGAATCGTCAGGAAAGGCACCTTAATCAGCAAGCCAACAAAGCATAGCAATATCTCTTCTTCCCTTCCCTTGTCATCAATTGCTCCGGCACGGTAACAAATCTCTTCGTTGTGTTCAATGTCGAGTCCTATACCAAGGCGAGGACGAACCAAGATTTCCATTCTGTTGCTCCTAGAAAAAAGCCGCTGAAGGTTTCCCAACAGCGGCTGTGAGTATATCAGCGAATGGGACAAGCGCCAGTTGCGCAATCATCCTCTAAACCGATATTGGCTTCATCGACAGCAGTGATGAGTCGAGTGTTTGCTACCAATTCGTTGTATTGCTCTTCGGTGATTTCTTCGAGCGGAGCCTGCTTAAAACCGTGTTCGGAATGCAACAGGAACGACAAACTCTTGTGAGAATTCTTGTAATACTTCTTCAAGTATTTCCGAATCTCAGGAAGCTCTTCCTTACGATAGTAGACGGTGCAGCTAACGCTGTTGTCGCTCCAATTCTCTTGCAGCCATTTAATCGTCTCAAGCTGATCGATGGCAGTCATGTCCTTCGCCAACACCGCGTGGTCGGGATGACGGAAGGGGAACGACACCACCACGGTGCTGTGGTCTTCGCTACCGTCGAAGTTCTGCTGATACTCGACGTGGTAGCCGTGGTCACGACACACCTGCACAAGCGGGTGGTTGCTGCTGATACGGATACGCCGAATCATGAAGCGAGCGTAGGCAGGATGGCATCCCGGCGTAACACCCGGCAACAACGACAGCGTGCCCGAGGGCTTCACCGTGGTCAGCTTCACCGACTCGGGGAAGTTGTGCTCAGCGCTGTACTCCTTGTCGAAGGCACGAAGCTCTTCATACGCCCGACGCAGCCAACTCTTCTGCTCTTCCGTTGCCTGCAACACGCCCGTGACGCCAATGCCCATGCGCATGTTGGCATGCACAATAGCTTCCGTTTCCTTCAGGTGGCACGGCAGCGCAAGCGAATGCTTGTTGATGCGATAGAGCAACGTTGCCACGTCGATGAATTCTTCGTAGCTCGTGATGTTGGGCAGGAAAATTTCTGCAAGGCAGCAGGTTTCCTTGTCAGCAAGGCTTTGCTCAGCACAGGGGTTGTAGCCCTGCACCTTTGGGTCGGGATAGCGGGTGTCGCCGAGCAGTCCAATCTTGCGCGACAGCTTCAGGTTGATGAGTCCATACGGCTCGCCCTTGCCCTCGTAGCCGTCCCAAAAGAAGTCGTGAAGGTCGGTCACGTCGTGGCACACCACGCTGTTGTTCGACATTGCACGCCACGACGGGATGTTGCCCATATCCCAACGCTTTGCCAATAGGTATTCGACGTCGTCAGGATCACCAATAGCGATCTGTGCCGAGCGACGAACGTTGCCTGCAACCACGACAGCGCCGATGATGTTCATCATATCAAGCGCGTCGATGGGCCGGATTTTCTTACCGGCACGCTTTTCCAGCACCTTGCCAATCTCGGTGATGCCCCACACCAAATCTTCAGGACCGGATGCGGTGCCGCCAAAGCCTTTAATCGGAGCGCCCTTAGAGCGGATGAGTTGCGTCGAGTAGGTGAAAGTTTGCTTGCCGCTCTTATGCGCAAGGAAAGCAGCCTTGAGCGTCTTGCCGAGCAGCGCCACCCATCCCTCACGGCTGTCAGGGACGATGAAATCAGCGTCAGGTAGGTCAGTGCGCACCGGCACCTTGAAATCAACATTGACCGGGGGAAGCTTATCGATGTTATCTTTTTGGATGTTGTAGCCAACGCCGCTTCCCAACATCAGCAAGTCCATTGCCCACGTGAACGGCTCAACCGGCTTGTCAACGACGGTGAAGGCGCAGTTTTGCAGCGACGACAAACCCAGACGTCCGACAGTGTCGGTGCCAAGTTGCCAAAGGAATCGTCCTGCAACAGTGCCCTTCAGTTCGAGCATATAGCGCTTCAGGCGCGTTTTTTCGTCGTAGGTGAAGCCACACCCTAGCTGCTCGTTAGAAGCGTTCAAAACGCGATCTACGGTGTCTTCAAATTCTTCGGTAGCGCTAGTAACATCTTGTTCGTTAAGACGGCGAGAGTAAGTGCGCTTGTAGGTGAGGTAGCCAACAGATGACCACGGGGTGTTGATTTTTTCCATATTTTCCTTTGGTTAGAGACGAAAACGCCGACGTGATGTCGGCGTCGGGGGTGGATGTTATAGCAAAAGCTACCGATTGTCGCCGCTGCCCCCAATAACGCCACGGTCTTTTCGACTTTGCAGCTTAGCAAGATTCGCGCCAGCTACGTCCTGTAGGCTAAATC